CTACGTGAATAGGAATTACGATCTCGATATCTCTGCTTTTGCAGATTTTTTCGGGATTGGCGAAAACTCGGTGAGGAGTATTGAGGAAATGGTCCGATCTGTAATCGAATTATTAGTTTTATTCGGATTACCAGAACCTCAAAGATGGCGGAAGGTCAAAACAGGTGTTGCTGAACACCGTGCATATGCTATTTTGCATCAAAAGACCAACCATCTCCTCTGGAGGACAGTTTATAAGGTCTGTTCTCTAGAAAAGATTAACGGGGAAGGAACCTGGGCAAAATTCTTTAAATGGAAATTTGCTGCCTATTTTGCATATAAGATGCAACAGGATATACCAAAAAGACCTGATTTCTTAAAAACGAATAAAGGTCTATGGTCTTGTAAGACCATCCTGGGCGGTTACTGTGCCAACTTTGAATCGAGTCTTGAGAATTTACAATCTCTTAAGGCTCTGCTTGATTCTCTGTGTATTACTTATATTTTAGGTAATAATGGCTTAAAGCTTGAGGCAAAGCTCAGTAATTTTGATTCCTTCCTTGATACCTCTCAGCAGCTGAAGAAAGCTGCTCCTGACGTTCCTGAATCTATGGTGGAAAAATCCATATCTGATACAGTCAAAGAACTGACAGGGGTGCCGAAAGTGTCTATTTCAAGGACAATTACATTCGCACCTTTTCAAACGTTAAAGGTAACTGACACAAACCGGATACTCACGAATTATCCTGTGAGGATCTTTGAGATAAACAAAGAAGCCGTTGTTTGTGAACTCCAACGAACTGTTGATGAGATCTTTGAACATGAGTTCATTTCTTATGAAGATCTTGTTGAACCGTTCTTTCCAAGTACTTCTGCTAACTATATTATGAGTAGGAGCAATCTTGGATCCCTTGCCGTACTATACGACTATTGTTCATTCGGGAAAATGGGCGATGGAATTATGTTCGGTGAAGAACTACGACCATTGGTTCAAAGGGTAGCACCACATTATGGTGTGTTGGGGGATCAGGAGCAGAGGTCCTACGATCGTGAATTCGAGGCGGGTATTGAACCACCTTCCGAAGAAAGAGTGATCGTTGTTGATCCTAGTCCATTGAAGACTATGTGGGAGGAGGAATACTGGAAGATCTGGGATCTTGCTAAAAGGGAGAAACCCTTAGTTCAAGCTGTTGGCTTGCCAGAACCCCTTAAGGTTAGAGTGATCTCAAAAGGACCACCTCTCCTCTACACTGTACTAAAGCCCATACAAAAATGGCTTTGGTCTACACTCAAGAAGCATCCGGTTTTTGAATTAATTGGACGATACGTTGTTGAAGATGATATCAACCGTGTCCTGAGTGGGTTAAAGGATACTGAGGAAGTTACCTCAGGAGATTATGTTGCTTCGACCAACCGATTACATGGTTGGGTTTCAGAGACCATTAGTGACCGAATCATGCTCCGTCTTGGTGAGAATATCCCCAAGAAGGACCTGGATAAATTACCAGTTAATTACATGACGGATCTTAAAAGATTAATGAAAGTCGCTCTGACAAAACACATTTTCATGGAAGATGACAAAGAATTACCCCAGACCGAAGGTCAATTGATGGGTTCAATAGTTTCATTTCCAATCCTTTGTATAGCCAACGCTGCCTTATGCAGGATGGCATTGGAAGGAGCTTCTCTTGAAAGAAGATCGAAACCCGTTATCTATCGGGTAACCCGCAATGGAGCGGGGAAGCCAGCACCTCTTTTGGTTAATGGCGACGATTGTCTCCTCCGTGGTCCCAAACAAATTCTTCGTGAATGTTGGGAGTCCATCTGCGCTTTCGCAGGTTTAGAGTCTTCAGTAGGGAAAACCTACTTCTCTTCATCATTTTGCACTATTAATTCAACCATCTTTAAAAATATAGGTGGTGTTTGGAAAGAATCCAAGTATG